AGTGACTGTAGATGCCACTCGCATATCTAGGTGAGTAACAAAGCCAGCGGCATCCGTAAGACCAGACTCTAGGGGCATCTGAACGAGATTGGTTTCCCCAGCGGTTTCTGTGTCCTTTACTATAACTGCGTATAGAGTGGACTCAATGAACTCAATGCCTCGTATCTCACCCGTAAAGGTAAACTTAGACCAAGCACTAAGGACTTTTTGCTGGTTGTTCCAGAAGTAATTGTAGATGTAGATAGCGTTGGGTTCGTCACCACTAACAAGAGCTATAATATCCTCCGAGGTGGTTCCCTTCATTTGCTTGATATTAGAGGGGATGTAAGAAGGAACGTGTTCGGTTATTTCCGCAGAGTCATAATTATCTGTAGATGAATTAACCGTAAACTCACGTAGACCTGTAAAGCTTCCACGTTTGAAGGGGTAGTAAATATATGAGCCTAATGGTAACGGGGGTACATTAGAATCATAATCAAAGTTAGTTATGGGTGTAATTGATACAGTCTTGGGGGTTAGTAGGTCTCCACCTTTTAAAACAAACTGACCATTACGACTAAACAACACAAGGTTCTCTTGGAAGCCTACAGCAGCCTCTAGTGTTGTGACTCTTCTAGATGAAACCGATACGTCAATAGGCGCACTATCAAGTAGGGATGATACAGTATTTCTATAAAAGTTATAAGCAAAAGAACCAGAGGCATCGTCACCTCCCAAACCAGCTTCAGAGAAAATAACATTGTCCCCACTAAGGAAACCTAGACGGTTCTTGAAGAAGAACATATTATTTATTTCACGTCCCACAAAGGAAGGATTTGGATTAGATAATGCGTCTCCAGCGAGTCGGTCGGCAAAGTTAATCTCAGATATAACAAAGGAATCCACGTTGTCATTAACAAGGCTGAAGGGCATCGTGGCAGCGTCAAATCCTTTCTCTATGTCGAATCCAACGGTCTCAATCCAAGAGCCATCCCCAACAGATGCACCGTCCGTAGTTTTGAACTCAACATAATAATCATCTTGCTGTAAATCAGCGTCGCCTATAATTTTAACTTTAAAACCATTAAAACATCTAGCTGGTAGGTCGCTTATTGCGCCTACTTCTTTGTAAATACCAGTCATGCCTGTGTCTCCCAAGGAGTCCTCGGTGCTGATATTAAAGTCGCCCTCCCAAGTGTTTTTCTTGGTTAGCTTAATAAGGCTTCCGCTACGGGTAACGTCAAAATAGATAAATATGCTATTAGCGTCATTAGTGTTCATAGGGCGGTCGGAGGTAGTTCCGTAATTACTATTGGTAGCACCTGCCAAGTAAGAGGCAATATTATCCGTGTTAGCATAAGCACTAGAACCACTCCCTGAGTATGCATAGTTATTTAAATTGACTGATTGCCCTGATACAAGACTAGCATTGGGGGTAATAGAAACCGTAAGAGAGGGCGGTGTAAGCCCTACAGTTTGGTCGTAATATGTGCGACTCGATGTGCTTGAGGTTACCGTGTTTACTACTCCGCTTCCCTCATAGTCTCCTCTACTCCCCGCTATGTTTACAGCGGAAATGCTTCCGTCACTGCTATCTATTGTTGCCGTGAGTACAGCGTTTGTATATATGGATAAGTTAGATGAAGTAGAAACACTAGTTGATAGGTAGCCTGCGCCCTTTCCATCGACATTAACGGTAACAGATGCTATACGCCAACGGTAAAAAGTCTGGGAGTATATTTTTCTATTAAACCAGCTGCTCGTGTCGGTATATGTATCCGTGTTATACACATAACTCTCTAAGGCAACAGTAGCAGTAGCTTGGGTAAAACTAGAAGAACCTACTGGGTTTACACTTATGTTTACCTGATACTTCTTTTGGTAGTCTCCTTGATTAATAACCACTAATGCCTCTTTATCTAACGCATTGGTGCGTGATGAATTAAGAGCTACGCCCTTGTTAGTATTTAACAAGAAGGTAGTATCAGCAACGGTTAAGCTTTTTAATTCCGTTGAGGGCGAATTAGACTCTAAATAAGTCCCAGATGAAGGAGTATAGCCCCCAGTGGAACCATTAATACTGGCTTCGTTACCTGTAATGATATTCCAAGCTTTTAGGCAGTAACCATCGTGGATAACTACATACTTCTCAGAAGAGCTTCTATTAATAAAGTGAACAAAGCTATTAGCATTAATAGCACTCGTAAGCAACCTAGCGATGTGCCTAGTATTAGGGCGTTTCTTAAGTCCATCTGCAACAGAGCTAAGAGCGTTTTCCTGCTCCTCACATTGACCAGCAAAGCGTGTTGCGTCAGGTTGTTGAGATACCCCTTGTATGAGGTTAGGGACACTTGTATTGATTAATGCCATTAAGAGATGTCGTAGTTACGATTGATGCCAACTCTAGCTGAGGTGTCATAGTTGTCAAATATAGTTCTGTCTGAGGTGCTACCATCTGCTTCTAGTAGGTTAGCTCTAGCAACGTATTCATCACGAGCAATCAAAGCTTCTAACTCCCTAGACCCAATGATGCGTCCTTGGAATACTCTTGATGCTTTGAGGGTGATGTATCTACGTGCTACCTCTGGTAAGCTGTCCCAATCTAGTAAACGCATTTGGTTTACCGTTAGGTCGCTTGTAAAAGTTGTTGTATTATTCTTACGGTCGAACAAGGTCGCTCCGCGTTGAACAATATCTAATGATGTGTCAATAGGGTCAAACTGTATAATGTCAGCAGGGACAGTAATAGAACCACCAGTTGGTGAATACTTCACTCCTGTCTCAGTATTAAAATGCCACCCTTCCGATTGAACGTCTTTGCTCACTTCGTTAAGTGCAGCGATAGCGACGGAGACAGACACGGGAACTGCTGCGGTGTCGCTAATGCTATTCACAGGTGATTCACCGATGTGACCTAGCATTGAGTTTACTGCTTCTAGTTGGGTAGTATATGTAGCCATTATTATTTATCTTTCTTTTTAGGAAACCCCTTCTTCATATTGTCATAGGACTTCTTGGAGATAGTCGATTTCTTCTTGGTGCGGCTAATGCCTAGTTTCTTGCGTCGGTTAATATTTTCGTATAGGGACATAATTTAACATTTCCATCGTTTAAGGGCTAAAGCTTTACGAGTAGGGCGACCCTTAGAGTCTTTCATGGCTCCTTTAACACCTGACATTCTTGCACAGAAGCTACGCTTTCTAGCGCCTCCCTTGGGCTGTGGTGCTTTAAGATTAGAACCTGTCTTCTTATTATAGTAGTCACGACCTTTCTTGGTGAGACCGCCTTTATCAGACTTGTGTTCTTTTCGTAATGATACGCCTTTTCGTTTCATAAAATAAAAAAGCCCTCCAAGGGATTGACCAAGGAGGGCTTTGAATTTAGAGGGTTTTAAGCAGGAAGAATCTTCACTGCACACTCAGGGCGAAGGACACCATGACCCATTGCATACTTAGCAACGAATAGTGTACCTTGACGCTCGATTTGGTACTCGGACTCTGTAGCGAGGTCGAGAAGCTTAACTGTACCGATAGCTTCCTTAGTACCAACGAGGATACCATGTTCAGTAACAGCGCTATCGCCAGAACCAGTAACATTTGTCAACGCAGAGAAGTCACCATTGTAACCTACTCCGCTTCCACCGAATACATCGTTGTTAGCAGAACCATCATCATTGTCAGCATTTGACTGACCAGTTGATAAGTCACCTTCAGCGATAACTTCTAGGAAGTTGTTGCTCTTCTTGAGTTGGATACCTGCAACTTCAACGATTGTGCCACGAGCAGCATCAGCAGAACCACCAGAGGTGTCCTTGTTGATAGCAACATTATCAGCAGTCAATAGCTTGTAGTATTGGGCAGGAGTTACGATAGCGAAACGTCCTTCACTTGGAGCATCTACTTCGTCAAGCTTAGTAGCAGCCGCATAGAGTGCGTCGATGATACCAGCAGTGGTGTTAGTAGTTGCGCCTGTGATTGAGTTACCACCAGCTTGTGGAGCAGAAGCGCCTGTACCAGCAGCAGCGAAGAGAGTCTTCATTGTTGCGATGTCGAAGCGTTTTGCGAGAGCCTTACCAAGTTCAGAAGCGTAGATGCTACGAACGTCGTAGTGACTCTTGAGTTCATCAATGTTAGCAATGAATGTGGACGATACAAGAACATCATCGATAGTGATGACACGCTCGTTCATTCCAATGCTGCTAAGCATCGAGTTACCAGAGTCAGCGATGTTGACTCCAGGGGTGTGATATTTTGCAGAAGCAATTCCTGATACTGGGAACTGAGCAGACTTACCTGATGTGATTGTACGCATCAAGTGCAAGTCCTTCATGACATTGTTCTGTTCAAAAGCAGTCAGGATTTCTCCTGAGAAGACTTTGAGAAACAATGCATCATTGTCAGAACCACCAGAAATGAGACCACTGCGACTTGGGGATGTATTACCATTTGCCATAGTTTTTTCTTTCTTTTATTGGGGTTAGTTTTAGTTTATTGTTTTTGTCTTCGATTATCTGCTTACCAAATGTTATCCTCCTCGGAGGGCATTGTGCTTATTAATCTTAAACGAAAGTTATAGGAAGGTCATAGCTCGTTGAGCATAACCCTCCAGTCGTAATTGTTTACGGTCACTGATAGGATGATGTACTCGTCTCCAAGCACCACCACCACCATTCCATATAAACAACCAATGCTTTACAGTCGGTTCTATTCCTTGTCTTTTAATATGTTTTGAATAGTGCGCCAGAACTGTATAAGCGATTTCTTTAGAAATTCTTGGGTCGAAACAATCTTCATGTACAAGACTTTTACCGCTGATACGATTGTAGTCCCTAACCATAATACTTGTAATTTGATAGTAGCCAAAAGCTTTGCCACCGTCACCAATGACGTTAGGCTTACTATTCGGATACACTTCCCACAAAGGGATTTTTGACACGAATCTGGAGATTGACAGATTTTCATTTGCTTTTAATTGGGGGATTAGGAACGCAAGAAAAGATAATAGTAGTAGATATAATTTCATTCATCTTATTTCTTTTTTTTATTATGGAAGTCAAAAAGAATTTTTACTTTTTCTGAAAGAGATTCAACGTTGTAGTGCATCCGAGCCAACACAATAATTAGAGTAATTATACCAATAAGGATTGGTGTCATGGATGAGACAACATTGAGAATCTCTGTCATTTAATTTGAGATGAGCCAAAGTAGAAACCTACGATGGCTAAAGCGGTTTGTCTGATTTCAGGGAGGATTACGAATCCTTGAACAGTTTCCCATTGGACACTTTTAAATAGCCCTAGAAAGCCTCCAGTCTCTCTGGCAACGCTGACACCCACGTCTGTCCATGCGAACACGAACGGGGCAACTACGATGGCAAAGACAGTGGAGACCACTAGGAATCTACGAACTAATACACCACCATTACGTTTGGCAGCGGCATCAGCCGAGGCATCTGCTGTCTGCTGTGTCGTAATCATGCGCTCAAATTGACGGGCTTGGTTTTCCATCTGTGCGCCAATGAGTTTCATTACGAAACCACTAACACCACCTCCGAGCATTGCTATTAGTTCTGGGGTCATAATTAAATTGCGGTTGTGACTGAGAGTCTCTGTTCAACTAGCTTTCTGTATCCTGCGTCTTCCGCATACTTAGGGTCACGCATAGCTCTCGTTACCTCAGCGGCAGAACCGTAGGGCTTTGCGCCCGCATCAGCAGCAGAAGTTCCACCTTTTTCAAGGGAAGGCTCTCCACCACCTAGCGCTTTGTATTGAGCATATAAGCCTTTGACTGCAACATTTGCTTGGCTCGTTGTTCCACTCTCAACAATCGTGTTGAAGGCATCTAGCTCATCATCGGCTAAGTTTTCACCAGCCCATCTAGCCATAGCGTCATACTCAGCTTCACCACCCACAGAGTTGTGGATGCTTGCAGTTTGAGCTTCTACTAATGACTGTTGACCAGCGATGTATGCGTTGACCATTTCACGGGAGAGACCAGCTTGTTCAAGACTTTCATAGGTCTTGTCAGATAGCTCTCCTTTATTAGAAAATTCTTCGGAGGCACTTGAGATAACATTGTCAGAAGGTTCAGAAGTTTCTTTAGGTTTAGCTTCTTTACTTTCCTTGGTGTCCTTTGGCTCTGATAGTTTCTTCTCAGCTTCGGAATAGGCTTTAGCCATATCTTCTGGTGTGTCAAACTTCTCAGGCAACCACTCAGGGCGCTCACTTTCAATAGGGGTCTCTGTCTCTTCAACCTTTTCAGATTCAGATACGATAGATTGACCTCTAGCTTTGGCGGCTTCGTCTTGCATTGCCGCTTGTTTTTCTAGTGAGATATTTTCGTCCTCACTGTGTTCCTGTATAACTACTCTTTCCATTTTTACTCGCTTGCTTCTACTTGTTGATTCATATTCGCTCCGTCTTGAGCTTGGCTTAACTGGCTACTAATCGCATTTACGCCATTAGGTATGGCAGCTTGCATCATCGCTGCTTGTTGGGCTTCCTGTGCCTCTTGCTGCATCTGTTCAGGACTCTTGATTAACTCTTGAGTCTTGATACCCAGAGAGGTTGCTCTACGTTTGAAGTATTCACTTACATTAACGAACTGAGCGACAGCTTCAGCACCAACAACTTGAGCTGCTCCAGCTAGGAACAAGTCAAGTTTCTGTAAATCATTACCACGACCTAGTGCTTCAACACCTGTAATGATAACAGGGTTCACCACATTCTTAGGTAGTTCAGGTAACGATTTCTTTTTCTTCATTACTACCAACAGTCGGTTGACCATAGGCATTTGAAGTTCTGTACTAAGTAGAGAGTAGAGACCACCAAGGGCAGACTCTAGTTCAATACTTAACATTCTTATTTCTTCGGCAGTCACACGTTCGGCTTGGCGAACAACTCCTGAAGTAAGTAAGAAGGCGTGTCCAAGTCTATCTTTGATTTCTCTGATAGTTTCTTGGGCAACGCGGAAGTCATTAAATTTATTAAGTTGTAGAACCGATACGTCCTGAGCATTACCTTGGGTGATAGCACCATTAGGTGATTCAGCTAGTGTCCTTGCTCTGGTTGTACCGTTAGGATTAACCATGAATAGAACCTTGGCTGCTGCTGCACTACCCTCAACGATTGCTTGGGTAAGGGTCTCAAGTGACTGTAGGTCTCCGAGATATTCTTCTACATAACCTCGACCATAGTCTTCACCATCAACGCGAGTAAAGCGAAGGGGGATGAATGGGTTCTTGTCTAGTTTGTATTTACCTTCAGAGGATGGGATACGAATACCATTGATGTCTTGGTAGACAAACCAGTGGTCACTCTTACGGCACACCGCTGTGTAAAGATTGATAGCCTCGTCAGCACTTTCTCCTTGGACACCTACGAGTTCTTTCAACTCATCGGACAGTGACATATATGAAAGTGTTTCTTTGGTGCAGATGTATAGGGTATTACCCATAGCATCACGCTCAACACAATAGCGGTCTAGGTGAAACACACGCATACCACCATCATCAGGCATATATATCAAAGCATTACCAGCAACGATAAGATGCTTAAGTGCTTCATGGATAGCAACGCGATAGGTCTCACGGCTAATCTCATCCATCACAGAATCTTCTACTTGTTGAAGTCCTGCTTCGATTTCAGACAGCACACTTGCATCAGCGCCTTCGGCTGCCAAAGCATACTTGTCTATGTTTAATCTAAAGAAGGGGGCGTTGGGGGGTAGAAGTGCCAACAGTAATTTAGAAGCGAGGTTGTTTACTCCTCTTGCCCCAACGCCTTGAAATGGTGTCTCTAACCGTGAATGAGAACCGAAGCCCTCATCAGGCATTACATAAGGTAAAGTTAATTTAGATGCTTGTCTGGCTCTGTCTAGGTATTGGTAGCGCTTCCCCTCAAGGGAGGTGTATAAGCTTTCGGCAGATTTGTTACTCATAAATATATTAGTCCTCTTCGACTTCTAGGGGTGAATAGGCATCAACAGTAGCGGACTCTTCGGACTCGTCGAGGTCATACTCAGAAACATCTAAAGCCCACATACCGTCAGCCGTAGGGACTGGCTTAGTCACCCAGCGTGTTGTTCCTCCAGTAGTCCAGTAGGGGAAGTTACGGTCTTTACCTTCTTCGTCTGCACGCTCTAGGGCGGCTTCTTCGCTTGCGTATATTAGATACATTAGTAGATGTCGTATTGATTGTTAATGTTAGCTTCGATGGCGGGACGGTTGGCCGACTGGTCAGAAGTGTAGAAAATAAGCTCACGGATACGCCCGTTAAAATAACCAGTTGGACTTACTGTCCTCAAAACACCAATAGTAATTTGGTTCATGCCATCGGTATCACGAAAATCATTTCCGTAGTCGCCAGTTGTATTGACAAGAGTTCCACCTTTAGCACCTACGCTAGTAGAAGTTTCTCCAGTAGTTACAGCAAAGGTAAGGCGGTCACTTCCAGAAGCGCTAGCTGATACCAAAACACCTGAAGTGGAATTTCTTGGGGCAGTAATAGATGTGCTTGTTGCCTCTTGGATACCAAAATATCTGTTGGCTGCGGTGCTTTTTGAAATTGAAACAGTATATCCAGTTGTATCTCTAACGCTCGCAGAGAACAGTGAAAAAGGACTCGTAAGCACTGACGCTGAAGGGGCAACTAAAAAGGCATCACCATCAAAATCAAGTCCAGCAATCTCGCCATCTTTGACCAAAGAACCAGAAGTAACAATCTTAGGTTGACTTCCAGAAGCCGCTTGAACAGCGTGACGACCATTACCTGACTGGTCATACCATTTGGACACCATAACGTCATTGTTTTCTGAATAGAATTTAACATTAGAGACTTCAAAGCTAACTCCTGTGTCTCCTCCTATTTGGATGTGACTCTTAGTAGCCACCGCAGAGTCTTTAATCAGAGTCCCCTTAACAAGCGTCCATTCATCCTGCACTAAACCAGTAACGGTAAATTTATTTGCATCGTTTCTTGAGTAAGGTCTAAAATATAAGTTGTCGCTAGAACTTCCACTTGTGCGCTTTACATACGCCTCAATGGTAACTGTCTTGTTTGGGGCTGTCTCTCCTATTCTGGTAACATTGAAGGCGTTACCAAAATAAAAATTGCTAGTATGAGCGCCAGAGTTGCCCTGCCCAGTGAAGGAGTATTTTTCAGTATTATTAAGCCCACCAGTAGTACTAAAAGACCAGCTAGGGGCGATAGTCCCTCCAACCGCCACAGAATAAATTAATCCATTGGTGGTTACCCACCCCCTAGAATCTGTAGCCCCAGTGCTGTCGAAATACTTAACAGATTCATTGGCAAAAGCCTCCAGTGTACCGTTAGTTACCTCCTTGGCTAATACTTGCCTATCTTGGCTGTCAGTAAAACGGAATACTTCAACAACCTTGTTGTTACCCGCTTTGTCGTTAAGGTCACGTAGGCTGTATGCTGCTGCTGCTCCGCCTACTAC